CGATTCGAACCATGCGATCCAGCCGTGCGTCCCGAGCATCTCGACCCTGATGGAGTCGAGGCTCAAGATAGTCCAGCAGAGTCCTTTCGGAATCCCGGCTGCGCAGCGGGTGCTTGGCGTGAACGTCCGCTTTCGGCAGAACAACGTCAGCGTGCGGAATCTTTGAATTATACACTGGCGATCTCCATGCCATACCGGGCGACTCCATAGTCCCCTGCCGCGTGGCCTTGATATTGCTCGATGATGTAAGACAGATACTGTTCGATCATCTGCGGCCCGTAGGCGCATGAATCGATAAGATCGTCCTTGTTGCTCTTCTTCTTGACGTTGTAGGCAAGCAGCTGAGTCGGAATCTCAATGTCAAACTCCGGAATCTCGTACTCACCTTTCGCCATGAGGGAAACCCATGCGCTGATTCGAGCAACTTTGGGATCGCCCTTACCTGCCATGAGCGGTAGAATCTCCACACTTCCCTCGGCCATCTTCCCAATCAGCAGCAGATTGAAAAGCGTAATCAACACCTTCTGTGCAGCGACGGACTCAACGCCCCAGACAAATGCGTTCCACTTGTTCGCGAGTCGCCAACAGTGCTCGAACATTGTCACTTCGTCCATCTTCTCGTGCACATACTCCGCTACCATGGGCGGACCCTCTTCTGGAATCACATGCACCACAATCGCGGTATTGTCGTTCCAGACGTTCTCCCCAAACGCAGGATCGACCGTGATGAAGGCAGCGCGAATCGAATTGCCGCCGGGTACAGGAGGAATCCCGTACTTGATTTGATCGGCCGTGAAACCATTTTCGCCATGGCCCGGCATGTTCATCATTTCGCACATCCAGGTCTCAACGAGTCCCAGATCCTTATACTCCTTGAAGTCCTCGACCAATTCCGACAATGGCCAGCGTTCCGGCCACAAACTGCTCAAGACTCCAGTGATCGAGTCCTTCACCATCGCACCAAAAACGACTGGATTCCATTTCGGATTCAGACTCAAGCGCGCAAGCAGGGAAGTTTTCTGCAGCATATTGCCGAGCCAGATAATCTTCTTCTGTCGAGCGAGTGCCTTGAGGAAGGGGCCAAATACCCATCGATCCAACTTCTTCTGGAGGGTTTCCGATTCAGTGTTCTCGTTGTCCTCAACGTCGTCAACCACAGCGATATCAGGCCGCTGGTTATCGATGTTGATTCCTCGCATCTGCTGACCAGCACCCACCGCGCGCAGAATGCATTGCTTGACCTTGCCGTTCCCCAGGCGCAACTCGAAGATCCAAAGACTCGCAGTTTCCGCGGCCTTCAGAATCTTGATCTCTCCATACACCGCTTTGAAGTTGTCGGTCTGCATGAATCCGATAATGTCTCTGCAAGCATTCAGCGCGATAGCATTGGTGTTACTCAGATACACACAGAATCGATGACTCGTATGCAAGAAGTACCATACCACACACAGTTTACTCAGAGTCGTCTTGGCGTGGTCACGCGGAATTGCCAGAAGAATCCTCTGCTTGGACTCATCCGTCAGTAGCGCCCAGATCTCCTTATGGAAGCCCGGGACTTGACTCGTAAGCTCTTCGGCCAGAAAGAACTCAATAAAGAATTCCGCATCCAACCTTAGGTTCTCGCGAATCTCCCGAATCAGCGCCGTGACTTCCATCGTCGGCACATCGTTGGGGTCCGCGGCCTGCTGGAAGCCTGACTCAAAGTCGGTATCGAGACTCACTTAATGAATCCCTCGATATCATCCAGCGAAAAGTCCGCATCACTGGTGGTGATCTTCATTTCCCCATTGAACACCGGCTGCTTGGCGCTGACTCCGAGCATCGCATCCACATCCTCGAAGGAAGGATTCTTTGCCGATCCATCGGTGACGCTGATCTGCCGAGTCTCTTCGGCCACCTGCCCATTGTTCAGCTTGGTCACAAGCCTTCGAGTCAGAGTCAGTGCAACCCGAGCCGAGCCATTGGCGGGATCGAGAACTTGATTCTTGTTCACCGCGTGCCTCCGTTGTGCTCGATTTGCAACCGCCGCCAGTTTCAGCAGGAACTCTGAATCGTTCTCTACCTGTGCGCGCTTATACAGCTTGGTGAGGGCAACGTGCTCAATCGAGTCCCAGGTGAAATCTGTCTCAACCGACTCCTTCGCATACTCTGTGCTCAGAATCAGGCGTACATTCTTATACCCTTGGTCCGCCTCAACCTGCTGAATCTCCTCGACCCCGCAACCCAGAATCTCCGCGATCCCAGTCGAGTCCAATCCAGCAATGCTGTTCTTGGCAATCACCACATAGAGATCCGGAATTGACTCCCCAATCAACTGCGATAGCGATTCCGCCGTGTGCGCCATCATGCCCATGGGATCATATTCCACGAAATGCGAATCTCGATCCGCCCAAAATCAATGAATGCTAGGCCCATGGCGCGAGACACCTTTACCCCAAAGGGATGGGATTGGCGATACCGCTTAATGCGAATCTTCATGGGCGATACCTTTGTGAGTCCTCAGGGAAACCCGCTTTCCGCTCGGGCTTACCACAAGACTCATCGACTCATCATCCCTCATCCCGCTTAAATTTTTTCTATTTTTTATTGTGGACGACGAATTGACTCAGAACGTGTGTTTCGTATTTTTGTGTGCAGGGAGTGGGGGCCATATTAACAGGCAGGACTCCGCGATCGATTGGGGGGATACCCCCCGGCCTTCATGACAAAGTGCAAATAAATAATCAAATCTGTCCGAGCGCAGCGAGTCATCATGAATCCAGCGGCCAAGTCAAACAGCTGTGAGTCATCAACAACTCTCATCCTCTGTGCCGACTAGGCACTCATCTTCGAGCGTAGCGAGAGAAAATTTTTGAGTCCTTGTTAACATATGTTAATGACTCGGCTAAAAGGGTGGGGGCCAGCAACTCGCCAGCCCCCACAGGTAGTTACTCGGTGACGGTTGCGGCCGGCGACTCGGCAGGCTCTTCCGTCTTCGTCTCGGGTTCGACGAACGCCACGTCGTCGAGGTCGAAGTCGTCGGACTCGTCTTCATCCGTCTTGGTCGTCAGCACCTTCGCGTCGCGATTGTCGAGCCACTTGGTGAAGATGGCGGGGTCGAGTCCCTGCTTCGTGGCTTCGCGAATACCGAGTTGCGCGGCCATCACGAACATGGAAGGCAGCGGCTCGCCGGTCTTGGGATTCAGGCCACGCGACTCCAACGTCGGGTAGATTTCGAGGGCGTATGCCTTGGACTCGATCGCCTTCTTCAGTTCGGTCTTGATAAGCCGTGCCTTGGCCCACTGGGTCGACTTGGCGGCCAGCGAAGCGATGATCGGCTTGAAGAGCGTGTTGAACGTCTCCATGATCCCGCCGGTCGACTCACGCGAGGACGAGATGTAATCGGCCAGCGAAAGCGGCATCTGATCGGCGACCGACTCGACATCATCGGCATTGCGCAGGGCACGCACGGCCACATGGTTGAGTTCCTTGTCCAGAATCTTCTCGGCCCATGCACGGCCGGCGGCGTCGTTGAGAATCGCGTCGATGGTGGGGACGGGAGTCACGACGAGTGCCTTGACGCTGGACGGGCCAGCCTTGCCAGTCTTGGCATCCTTCTCGCCACGATTCGCGAGGACGGCGACCATGACTCGCGTGTCAGCGGTGTAGATGGCGGGATCGAATTGGCCGGCGTTCTCGCCTTCGGTGATGATGCCGCGGAGTACCTGCGGATGAGTCGTGAAGTCCGCATAGGTCGAGCCGGCCAGATTCAGGTAGTTGCCAGCATCCTCGACGTTCGCGAACATGCGGCGCGAGTCCATGTCTTCGATGACGGTCTTTGCCTTGGCGGGCTTGGACTCGGTGACGGTGTTTGCGTCGGTGGCCATGGGGAAAATCCTCTGTGTGTCTGCCGATATGGCAAGGGGAGTAAGCCGGAAGTGGCTGCCTCTGTCAACCTAGGATCGCACGCCTAGGCTGTGTGGGACAGTCAGGGTCGATAATGTTTCACGAATAGGATGCGAAGGCGGCGAATAATTGCTTGCTTGCGAGGATCAAGTGCCGTGCGATCCAGTTCGCGATGAATCCGCATGACGGTACGGCGAGTCATTGCCTCTGCTGCGGCGATTGCATGGGGAAGGCGATCCCGCGCGATAAGTGTTGCGGAGTCCATGACTCAAATCTCCCCGTAGAGTTGGCCGGTGTCGGTGTCGAACCAAACGGACATGCGCGAAGGCTTGGACTCGCCGGACTCGATGAACAGAACATCACGCACGCCGATTTCGCCGGGAGTCTTGAACGTGCCAACGATGGTGATGGGATCGATACAAGCCATGATCCACGGAATCATCCGGCTGGCGTAGTCGATGGCTTCGGTAACGGAGGGAGTCCGGAACATCAGTTCGATAGCGTCATGGTCGGAAACGTTCATGTGAGCATCCTTTGCGAGTCGTAAGGGAAAGACTCAAGTCTGATCGCTTCGCCTTGGCTGCGGGATCAAGTGTTCGTCTGTTCCGATGAAATAACTATCTACCCATTTGCGTGTTCCGTCGATTGCAAAGAATGCAACGAGTCAAAGCGGATGGTTCTTCTCTCGCGGGCGCACGTGACGCGCGGGATTCTTCTGATCCGCGATGCGCGCATGTGTGGAAACGGAACGAATCGCTTTCGGCCGATGGGACTGCGTCCAAGGAATGCTAATGATTCGCAATAGCGGAACAGAATGAGAACGAATCGGGAACAAATCGTGAACAAACCATGATCGTTGAGGAATCAATGGAACAAACGTGAACAAACCGAGAACAGCTGTGTCAACGACTCGTGGATTGGTACTGATGAAGTTGACAGAGTGAGGATTGTGGACGATGAAGTTGAGTCGATGAATGTACAGATAACACATATGGCTACGAATACAGAATACGCCAACGAACGACGGCAAACTTCCCCCTCCCCCTCCATCCCCTGTGTCAGCCTCTGTCCATGAGTCGATGCCTCTGACTCTCCAATGCTGTATATGTCCTGATTCCTCCCCTTCCCTCCGTCATGTTTAATAAGTAAAATTTTCGAGGGGGGTCATCTAACCCCTCCCACTCTATTGCACTCACAGGCATTGAGTCACAACGAGTGAGAATGCGACATGCTGACACGGGAGGGATAGGGGGAGGGGGTAGAAAGCTGTCAACCGTTGATGTATCCGTATCTGTATATTCTTGATACAGGCAAATACGGCTTGCATGTTATTCCTGCACATGATTGAATAGATATGCCCCGAGCCGAAGGCGAGGGATGAGACGCCCCGAGAACAATTCTCACTAGACTCATTCTGATTCGGGTGAAAACAAAGGAGTCATTCAATCGTGAAGCGCGACCTGAAAATGTGGTGGGGTGGAAGAATCGTCGGCGGAGTGCACGGAGGAATCAAGGAGCCAGAAGAACTCACGGTGGTGGAGATTGCGAAAGCAATTATCAAGTATATGACTGAAAGCACCGTGGGAGATCGGATGGATATCTGTATCTCGCGAAATCAGAACATGGTGCACGAACGACTCAATGATCGCAAGGGGAGAA